CAATTTAAAATAGAAGGGGAAAAAAATAAGATAATAAATATTTCAAAAGAAACAAAGAAATTTGCAAAGCAATATAAATTGGTAAAAGATGATAACAAAAACTGAATTATCTGCCCTCCTCCATGGGATCGAAGGGCTGAACGTCGGCGAGGGTGAAGGCTTCCTGGACCAGAAGGGCCGCTTCCCCCGGTGCGCTTACTTTGAGATCGCCTGGGAGGACGACACTGCCTCCGGCGATGCCTACGATGAGACCGTGACCTATCAGATCTCTTTTGAGGCCCGCGGGCCCAGGGATCCGGCTCTTCTGGCGCTCAAAGC